AAATTTTTCAAGGGCCGGACCGACCGCGTGGCTTCGTCGCTGGCATCTGTGCAGCGCGACCCGCACGATCCCGAGGACGTGCAAAAGGGCGGCGACGATCACCCGGCCGACGGCCTGCGGTATATCATCAATCACGTTTATAAGCCGCGTCCGACCAAAAAGCCGGACACCCGGCCCAACGCCGGCGCGGCTGTTATCGACCTGCTCGAATCGCTGGGCAAACAGAAATCGAGATATTCATAATATTTATTTCCTTTCCGCGTGTTGCTTGGAAAGCGAGCGCGGTTGATTAAAATAAGTGTAGCGGTTATAAAAGGGCGCCATCCCGCCGGTCGGGAGAGCGCCCTTTTTGCGTGTGTGCCGGTCGGATGGGGCCGGCATGCACAAAATAAGAAATAAACGATATGGCTTTATCGAAAAGACAGGTTAAATTTTGGCGTCGAGAAATGGAAGTGCTCGACGATCTGTATAAAAATCGAATGAAGCAGTGGCAAAACCTGGTGGATCTCCACAATCTCGAATTTGACCAGCAGATCCGCGACCTGGACGTGTCCGAGATGATCCGGGTGCCCGTATTTTATACGGTCTGCCGGCAGCTGATCGCGGCTATTGCGTTTAATTACCCGAAATTATTTATCACGGTCGAGGACGATGAGGGCGAGGGCTTCCCGATTTCGGATATTTTGGAGCGCGCCTCGAGCGCCTTCCTGCGCCTGGCGAACGTCAAGCGGCATGTGCATCAGGCTATATTTGACGCGCTTCCCTGCGGCATCGGCTGGCTGCGGGTGGATTATAACCCGCCGGGCGACGATCTAATCCCGCCGTACACGGCGAACGATTCAATGGCCGAGGATATGGTCTGCGTTTCCCGGGTGCCGCCTGGATTCGTCCACATCGACCCGCAATGTCCGCCGCACATGATCGGCCACGCGCGATATATCCGGGAAAGAATGTGGGTGCCGCTGAAGCAGCTAAAAGACGACGATAATATATCTCATCGGCGCGAGATAAAGGCGACAAGCGTCAACGATAAAGACGATCTCGTATTCGGCGAGCCGCAGCGCGAGCGCTCCGAAACGGACGAGCAGAAGGCGGTGCGCGAATCGGTTGATAATGGCGATTTCGTTTTGATCGACCGCATTCACGACAGGATGAACCGCCGGCAAATCATGTTTGCCGATGGCGTCGAGGAACCTATCCAGGACATAGAGCATCCGTTCACGAAGATGCACTTTGACCAACGGGTCGATATTTTGGGCGCGCCGATGTTTGCCGAGGACGGCGAAACGCCGGTGCTCGATTTGGAAAACGGCCAGCCGGCCGCCGGTTGGTTGGTGGAACACGGGTTGCCGTTTATCCCGCTCAAGTTCGACATGTCGGTCAACAGTTATTACCCGGTGCCGCAGCTGGAGCTGATTAAAGACCTCCAGGGCGCCATTGTCGAGTCCATGAGCCGGCAGTCGGCCATGCTGAAGCGCTCGGCCAGGCAGGCGCTGGTGCGCGAGTCTGAAGCGCAGGCGAACCCCGAGCTGGTGGATCGGCTGCGAAAAGGGAACGACGGCGAGTTCCACGTCGTACAAGATCCAGACTCGGCCATGAGAGAAATCGGCTGGGGCAGCGTCCCCGGGGAGCAGTACGCGCTCCAGGACCGGGCGCAGCAGCTCGTCGATATGGTGACGCAGGTCAACGATTTAAGCCAGGGCGGCGCCGAAGATGCGCGCACCGCGACCGAGGCCGGCTTGATTGCGGCGGCGGCGTCGATCAATAGGGAATGGATGGAATCGGCCGTGGCAACGGCTTATGAAACGGTCGTACGCAACGCATTTCAGATTATGGGCGATCCGCGCTATACGCCGGAGGATTTCACCGTCAACGTGGCGCCGGACGGGGCGCAACGCCTGACGCGCGCGCTCCAAACGGCTGATTTTCTATGGAATTATCGCATTAATGTCCAGGCCGGCAGCACGCGGCCGCTTTTTGAGCAGTTGCAGCGCAGCCAGGCGGTCGATTTTTACGATCGGGCGCGCAATTCGCCCAATTTTGACGCAATGGAATTGGATAAATTCCTGGCCTCGGCCTATGAAATCGCAGATCCCGAGAAATTGCTGGTGGACGACATGAACGAAGAGGCCAACCGCGCCGTTCAGCTTGAGCACGATTTTATGTTTACGCGCCTGCAAGATCCGGGCGTTTTCGAGGGCCAGGATCACCAGGCGCATATGCAAGGCCATCAAATGTATCAAGAGCTGCCGCAATACCAGCAGCTGCTCGTATCGGCGCAGGCGCGCGATTTGGCCGGCAATTACCTGAATCCGCAGGCGGTCCAGCAGGTGCAGCTTATCGACCAGCTGGTGCAGGGCCATATCCAGGGACACCAGCAGGCGCTACAGCAGGAGCAGGAAAACATAGGGGCACCGAGTGCGGCGCCTTCCGGGCCGGCTCAGACCACGCTCCAGGGGCAGGTACAGAGCAACGCGCAGAATATTTCCAACCAGGTGGCCGCCGATACGGCCGAAACGATTGACGCGGCATAAGGGGGCGAGCAATGGCGAAGGCAAAAGCAAAAGCGAAAGCAAAAGCGAAGGCGCCAATAAAAACCGTTGACGATGTTGGCGCGCTTTCTCCCTCAAATATCGAGGCATTACAGTATATAGTGGCCAGTATTGAAGCGAGCCCGGTGAATCGCAGTGATGGCACCGTGGCCTATCTAATAAGTTGCTCCCAGCTTGTTAATCTGCGGGCGCTGATCTGGGCTATAAAATGATTAAACTCTGGGATTTCGCCTGCACCGCCTGCGGCAAGCGCTACCCGTCGCACCCTTACGAGGGGCACCGGCCGGTGTCGATCCCGTGCGAATGCGGCGAAGCGGCGACCTGGGCTAATCAACGGCCCAATCTCATCCATTCGACCCATTCGGGCCGGAAATACGGCGAGTTTGACCCGCAGTTCGGCGTCGTAGTCGAAGATTACGCGCACAAAAAGCGCCTATTGAAAGAGCACGGGATGCACGAACTGCCGCCGGAAACGCTCGAAGAGGCGCGCGAGGCGCCGCTGCACGCCGGCAGCACGGCCGAGCGCGACCCGAACGTCATTATAGCGGATTCGCTTGACGAAATCAGGGCAAAGATCCCGACCGATCGCGTAGACCATCGAGCCACGGGCGGCGGCCGGCCCGATCAAGAGAGTTGGATTAAATTTTGAAGCCTTATCAAGAGGTGGTGTAGAAAGTGGTAATTTGTATCAATCGCGGCGAAATTTCGCCGACAAGCCGAAATTTCGCCGAGAAAAACAAAACCTGAAATTTAGCAAATAGCGACCCGAATTTGTAAGTGTAAGCAGGACAGCCATTTACGTTTAACATTCGGGTGAGCCTTATTTTCCTGAAGATTTTTCTGAATGTCCGGCGAAATTTCGCCGAGAACAGCAGCACGAACCATAAAAGGGCGCCATCCCGCCGCAGGGAGGCGCCCTTTTTCATTTTGTTGCCGGTACCCCATCCTGCCGGCGGCAGCAACCAATAGGATGGGTTTTTTATGAGCGAAGCATTCCCAACGGACTCGACGACCACGACCACCGAACAAGCAGAGGCTCCCCCTCCCGAACCTGGCGCCGAATTGGGCGCGGGAATGCTCGGCGAGGATACGGAGCTAGACGCCTCGGGCGCGGCCAGCGAACAACCGGGCGGCAGTGCGCAAGAAGCGGCGTCAGATGGCGCCACAACCAACAACGCGCCGGCCTCCGAGGAAGACCAGGCGGCCGGCCTACGTCAAGCCGATTATACGCGCAAAACGCAAGAAATCGCCGATCATCGCCGGCAGTTAGATAATGAGCGCGCGGATTTTCGCCAGCAGCAGCAGCAATTCCAGGAAACGCAAAGGCAAATGTTGCTCCAGCAGCAGCAGGGGCCGCCTCCACCGGGCTTACCTCAACAACTCCAGCAGGTAATGTCCGACCCGTCCCTCTCTTCTGAGGATCGGGCCGGCCTCAATGTCATTTTGACAATGAGCCAGCAGCAGGAGGAGCAGGCCGGCGTTATTGCCGATCTGCGGGCGCGATTGGAACAATGGGAACCGCAGATGCAAACGACCAACCAGGTCGTCACGCAGTTGTCCCAGGAGCAGCAGGCGAATAACGTCAAACGCATGGAAGGGCAGGTCCAAGAATCGTATGATCTGTTCGGCCAGGAAACGACGCAAGCGGCGGCCGAGTTCATTAAAAAGAACATATCGACCCCAAACCGCAAAACCGGCCAGCCGTACACCGTGGCCGAGTTGGTGGCGTTGGAGTCGGGGCGCTCGGTGGACGACGCGCAGGCGGCACGGCAGGGCAACAAAGCCGTGCGGCAGCGCTCGAAGCAGGGCGCCAACAACAACGGCGCCGCGCATCCGGCGACCACGCCGGCGGGTGGTTCTCTTTCAAAAGAGGAAGCGCTGCGTGAAATCGAATCAAATATGGCGTAGATATTCCTTGACGGGAAATTAAATCATGGCACAGACCACCAGCGAAGTATGGGACAGTCATTGGAGCGCAACGCGCCGGACTGTTCGACCCGAAGTTGTTGACAACTTCTTCGAGGATTATCCCACCTTGGAAATGCACCGCCGCAAAGGGCTGCGCATGTCCTCCAAGGGGGGCAAAGAGATCGAGGTCAAACTCCAGACCAGTGGCGGGACCGCTGAGAGCTTCGACAAGTACGACGTTCTCAACAAGTCGCCGGTCGATCCGTTCGAGAGCGCATTCTATAAGCGCCGCTATTACGCCGCGCCGGTGATCCTTTCCGACACCGAGCACTGGGAAAATAGCGGCCCGGAACGCATTTTCGACGAGTTGGAGCACCTGGGTAATAACGCGATGAACTCGATCCTCAAAGCCATCAACGAGGATATTCTCAGCGCGCAGGCGGGGAAGAACATGCTCGGCTACCAGGATATTATAGCAGACGCCGCCGGCGCAACCGTGGGCGGCATCAATTCCAGCACGACCACGGCGTGGGAATCGCAGCGCTACACTACGTCTACCACGTTCACGACGCAGACCGTCACCAATATCTTTGACGGTATTGCGGCCTGGAACGAGGTGCTGGATAATTGCCGCATCCAGGGCGGCGTAATCAAGCAGATTGTGACCACGTACTCGATCGGCCGCGCTTATCGCGAGGCGATCAGTTCGCAGGGGTACGCGCGCACTGAGCTTGACAACGCTAAAGGTCCGGGGGGGAATATGTTGCCGCCATTTTACGCGGCCGAGGTGATCGCTGACAACGATTGCCCGTCCCTGCATAGCTATTTCCCGGACACCAGGCACACGAAGCTCGACGTGTTGTCCCAGGCCAATTTTCGCAAGACGCCGTTCACCAGTTTGCAGTCGAACGGCCAGCTGGCGCAGTTGGCCTATGTCGTGGCCGGTGTGCAGCTTTACACTGATAACCGCCGCCGTAATGGCGTAGCTACCGCCATCACCGGCAGCTAATCACGCGCCGGTTTATGCCGGCATCACAGCAGTTCAACGAAGGGGCGCCATCCCGCCGCAGGGACGCGCCCCTTTTTTAATTCTCGATTTCCAGGGCACAAGCCAATGTGCCAGGACCGAGCAAAGAAGGGCAGGAAATCATGGCAAATATTATTCAGAATGGCAACGTCAACGCACCATCTGACGGTGTCAAGCAGGGGCTTTTTGAAGAAAGCTCCACACAGCAGGGCAACGTCGGCGCCGAGCGCCGGCTCGAAGATGGGCGCTCTTTCCGCTACGCCTATTTTGCCGCCGCAACCAATTGCGGCCTTTTGGTTTCGACCGATGTCTCAGCTACGTCCGTAGTCGAGATTGATGGCAAATGCACGGCTGCCTCGGCCGCAGCTACCGAGGTGACAATCACGGATTCGACCACGTTGGGCAGTGCAACCGCCGACCAGTACGCCGGCGCTTATCTGCACATCACCGACGACGCCGGCGAGGGGCATCAGTACCGCATTCGGGGCAATACGGCCGCATCATCTAATGCCGTCGATTTTACCCTGTACGACGGGCTGCGGGTGGCGCTCACCACGGCCAGCGATGTGGCCATCACCGGGTACCCGTATAACAATGTGCGCGGTGCTACCGCCGCGACGGATTATATTGTGTCCGGCGTTACGGTGATGAGCGTCACGGCTAACTATTACGCCTGGGTTCAGACCCGGGGAATTGCGACCGTTCTCTCGGACGGCGCCGTGGCCATTGGGGTCAACCTGACGCTTTCGGACGGCGTAGCCGGCGCGGTGCA